ATCAAACACAAGATTTCGCGAAATAGAGAGGGGGGGGGGTAAAACCCTAGAAACCATGAACAAAATAGCTAAAGGTTTACTACCACTGGCCATAAAAATATCTTCAGTAAAACCAGATCCTAAAAACGTGAGAAAGCACAATGACAGGAATCTTGAAACGATTAAAAATAGCATTGAAGTTTATGGCCAACGCAAACCAATTATTTGTAACAGCAAAACGAAATTAATTGAGGCCGGCAATGGCTTATGGATGGCAGCCAAAGAATTAAAATGGACAGAAATCGCGGCTATTTTTGTTGATAACGATGACCAATTAGCCAGAGCCTATAGCCTCATAGACAACCAATCAGCGCTGCTATCAGACTGGGATTTACCAGCCTTAAAAGATACACTAGAACAATTAGATACTGGTGCCTTCGATATGGCCAAAACCGGCTTTACCACAGATGAAATCGAAGAGCTTATGACGCAATATTATTCACCGGCCAACATAGACGACCTCTTAAACGAAGTTGATTATGATATCTCAAGCGCCCATATAGAATTTCAGGCCGATGATAAAAAGCCCAACGTCATGACCGATACCGGTTACAGGAGCCACTTCACAAATACCGATCTAAAGGACTTCGCGACTATGGAAGATGTAGTCAAGGGCATGGTCGCCGAAATAATGCAACTCAACCAACAAGAACGGAAAAGCAAGAAGGCGCCGCAATATACACTAACCTTTGAACCGAGCCTCGAATACCTGCGGAACAATCCACAGCAGCCCACGCTCTTTGACATGGGGGAGTTGGCAAGATGAAGAGCATCAAACCGATCTATCACCCCAAAGGCCGAGCAGCCGAATATAGCCCACTGGCATTAAACCTATATCGTGGATGCGGCCATAACTGCGTTTACTGCTACTGCGCATCGATCCTTCAGATGCCAGACGAAAAATTCCAAAAGCCGGAGCCGCGGAAAGACATCATCCTGAATCTTCAAAGAGGCGCAGCCAACTTGAAGGCATCTGGCCAGATTGAACCAGTCTTGTTATGCTTTACTTGCGACCCATACCAGCCAATTGACACCGAGTTTCAGTTAACCAGGCAGGCCATCGAGGTCCTGCATCATTACGGCATACCGGTGCAGATATTGACCAAGGGCGGGTTAAGGGCAATCAGAGATTTCGACCTACTCGGCCCGAATGACCGATTCGCCGTAACGCTGACATTTATCGATGATAAACTATCAAAGACATGGGAACCGAACGCCGCGCCGCCGTCCGAAAGGATTGCCACACTACACGGCGCCAAGCTCGACGGCATCCCTACATGGGTAAGCCTGGAGCCAGTCCTTGATCCGGCGCAGAGCCTGGAGATAATCAAGCAAACCCACGACGTCGTTGACATCTTCAAGGTAGGCAAGCTAAACTATCACCCGATGGCCAGGCAAATCAACTGGAGGAAGTTTGCACAGTCGGCAATCGAAACCCTGAAGCAGTATGATTGCCATTACTATCTAAAGCAAGATTTGAGGGAATTACTATGAAGGGTGATAAAAGGACATCAATTCAAATTTACCAATCGACCAAAAAGGCCCTAGATAAACGAGGCAGAAAGGGCGACACTTACGATGACATTATTCAGACTTTACTAGAGAAGCAAAGCAAGAAATAACGAATACCTAATCATTAATAATGAGCATGAACCGTGGTTCGTGCTCATTTCATATTAAAAAGGAAAACATGAAACAAGGCAGAAAACCAAAACCATCGGCACTTAAAGAACTGGAGGGCAATCCTGGCAAGCGGCCAATCAATAAGGCCGAGCCCAAGCCCAAGACAGGCATGCCAAGCTGTCCGCGGCATCTAAATACTCAGGCACGAAAGGAATGGCATCGCATGGCGCCACAATTACAGAAGCTAGGCCTTTTAACTCAAATTGACCGGGCAGCCCTGGCCGGATATTGTCAATGCTATGGCCGATGGGTAGAGGCCGAAAAGAAGCTCAAAGAACTTGCTGGTATATCCGTTGACAAGGTGCCATACCTATACAAAACTAGCAATGGCAATCTTATTATTAGCCCACTCTTGATAGTAGCTAATAAGAGCCTGGAACAGATGCACAAATTCCTGGTTGAATTTGGCTTAACGCCGGCAGCTCGGTCCCGAATAGCTATAAGCGGTGGTGAAAGCGACGATCCGCTGGATAAGCTATTGAATACGAGAAAGAACTGATATGGTTTGCGCAACGAAGCCTGACTTAAAGGCCGCCGAAAGGGCGGTTCTTTTTATTGAAAACTTAAAACACACCAAAGGGGAGTGGGCAGGGAAGCCATTCTATTTAATGCCCTGGGAGCGGGATATTGTCGTGAGGTTGTTTGGAACACTTAACCCCGATGGGAGAAGGCAATACCGGACTTGCTATATCGAGCTTCCCCGGAAGAATGGGAAGTCCACTTTAGCGGCAGGGGTAGCACTTTATCTCCTGTTTGCCGATGAAGAAATAGGGGCTCAGGTCTATTCGGCAGCCAATGAACGCGGTCAAGCAGCCCTGGTATTCAATGATGCTGCGGCAATGGTGAGACAGGCCCCAGCTCTTCTAAAGAGAGCGAAGATAATAGATAGCCAAAAACGGATTGTCTATTATTCCCAGAACTCTTTTTACTCTGCTATATCGGCTGAGGCTTATTCTAAGTTTGGTTATGACTCGCATGGCGTGATTTATGATGAACTCCATGCAGCACCGAACAGGGAACTGTGGGATGTTTTGACTACTTCTTTTGGCGCCAGGCGGCAGCCGCTTTTACTCTGCATCACGACAGCGGGCTATGACAGGAACTCGATTTGCTGGGAGCAGCATGATTATGCCTGCAAGGTCAGGGATGGGATTATAGATGATCCGACATTCCTGCCTGTCATTTATGCAGCGCCTGATGATGCAGACTGGCAGGATGAGGAAGTTTGGTTTGATTGCAACCCGGCGCTAGGAGTTTTCAGGAACCTTGAGGAGATGCGGACATTAGCTAAAAAGGCAAAGGAAACGCCAGCTCTTGAGATGACTTTTCGCAGACTATATCTGAATCAATGGACCTCTTCAGTTGAGCGTTGGATGCCGATGGATAAGTGGGATGCCTGCGGGGATGCCGTTGATTTGTATGAGTTGAAGGGCAAATCCTGTTATGCGGGGCTGGACTTAGCAGCCACGACAGACCTAACAGCTCTTAGTTTAGTATTCCCTAGAGAAGATGGATACGACATCTTTATGAAGTTCTGGATACCAGGTGACACGGCGCGGGAAAAGGAACGCAAGGACAGAGTGCCTTACTCTCTATGGTCAAGGCAGGAACATATCAAGCTCACACCCGGGAATGTCATAGACTACGGCTATATCAGACAGGAACTTAGGGAATTAAGAGAAATCTTTGACATTAAGGAAATAGCTTTTGACCGGTGGGGAGCAACGAAACTTGTCCAGGACTTACAGGATGATGAATTTATCGTAGTGCCTTTTGGTCAAGGCTATGCCTCGATGTCGGCACCGACAAAGGAGTTGATGAACCTGGTTTTAGGTGGGAATATACGACATGGCGGGCATCCTGTTTTGAGGTGGAATGCCGACAATATGGTGGTAGCTCAGGACCCGGCGGGAAACTTGAAACCCGACAAGGCGAAGGCAACTCAAAAAATAGACGGGATGGTGGCTCTGATAATGGGCATTGACAGGGCTACACGGCATGAAGGGGAAGAGGAAAAGTCTATTTATGAGGATAGAGGAGTAATAAGCGTATGAAAATACCATTTATAAGCAGACTATTGGAAAGACGATATTCTCTGTCAGACTTAGACAAGGCCATGGATTTGGCGTTTGCAGGACGGAACACCGCTACGGGTGTGAGTGTAACCGAGAAAACAGCACTTCAAAGCGTGGCTGTATTTGCGTGCGTGAGGATATTGTCGGAGACATTGGCCTCGGTGCCTTTACCTTTGTATCGGCGAATGACAACCCGAAGCAAGCGGAGAGCCTACGAGCACCCTTTGTATTCCCTACTGCATGATGCTCCGAATCCAGAGATGACATCGTTCAATTTCCGAGAGGCTTTGATGTCTCACGCTGTCCTGTGGGGCAATGCTTATGCCGAGATTGACTGGGATATGAAGAAGGGCAGGCCAAAAGCATTCTGGCCACTATTGCCTAACAAGATGCGTGTGAAGCGGGAGAACGGCGGTTTATATTATTACTATCAACTGCCGAATGGACAGGAAATAATACTTCCTTCAATTAAAGTTTTTCATGTTCCCGGGCTCGGTTTTGATGGAGTGATGGGATACTCAGTGATCCACATGGCGAGGGAAGCTATCGGGCTATCTCTGGCAACGGAGGAGTTCGGGGCGAGGTTTTTCGGCAATGGCGCCAAGCCCGGTGGAGTCCTAGAGCATCCAGGGAAATTGGGGCTGCCCGCACAGGAAAATTTACGCAAGTCATGGAACGAAATGCACCAGGGTTTATCAAACCAGCACCGCATAGCGATTCTTGAGGAAGGGATGAAATATCAGCAGGTTGGCATCCCGCCTGATGATGCGCAGTTTTTAGAGACTAGAAAATTCCAACGCTCGGAAATAGCGAGCTTTTTCCATATTCCACCTCACATGATAGGTGACCTTGAGCATGCCACATTCTCGAACATAGAGCACCAGGGCATTGAGTTTGTCGTCTATACGATGCGTCCTTGGTTTGTGCGGTGGGAGCAGGTTATCAGCAAGAAACTATTGTTCCCTGATGAGCGAAAAGACTACTTCGCCGAGTTTCTGGTGGAGGGATTGCTACGCGGCGATGTAGAGAGCCGATATAAGGCATATTCCATCGGCAGACAGTGGGGTTGGCTGAGTGCGAATGATATTAGGCAATTAGAGAACATGGACCCTCTCCCTGATGACCAAGGAAATATCTACTATGTGCCGATGAATATGATGCCAGCAGGAACGGTGCCGGAGACAAAGAGTATCATGCCGATAGTAGATTCTCGGGCTGATAGAGCTTATGCACAGGCAGCAGTCCAGCGACACAATACAGCGCAATCATATAGGCGGGTATTTGAGGATGCCGCACAGCGAGTTGTTAAAAGAGAGACTGACAATATACTGCGGGCTGCCAAGAAATATTTGAGTGAGCGATCTAGTGCCGATTTTGATATCTGGCTGGAGGACTTCTACCGGGACTTCCCTGAGTTTATTTCTAAGCAAGTTGAGCCAGCCATATATGCGTTAGCTGAGGCAATACAGGCAATAGCCGCTGATGAAGTAAATGCTGAAGGTGCGATGACACCAGAATTAGAAAGTTTCCTGAAGCAGTATGCCTCGGTATTCAATGGACGGTACACGAAATCGTCAAAGGGACAGCTTCAGGCTCTTATTAGAGAAGCGGTAGAGGCGGAGGAGAAACCACTTGAAGCAATAACGGTACGATTGAGCGAATGGGAGGAAACGAGGGCTGGCAAAGTGGCAATGAACGAAACTATCCAATTAAGCAATGCGGTGGCAAAAGTGGTGTTCTCTGGTGCAGGAATCATAAGGCTGCGATGGGTAGCATTAGGAAGCAAGAGCTGTCCGCTATGCCAAGAAATGAACGGGAAAGTAGTGGGTATAGATCAACCCTTCCTGGCTGAAGGGGACAAACTAGAGTCGGAGAGCGGCTCAGAGATAAAGCTATATCGACCGACAACGCATCCGCCATTACATCAGGGGTGCGTGTGTCAGATAGTGCCTGGATAAATTATGAAATTCACACCATCGCCTACAAAGAAAGTCCGCCTTGTTGATAAGGAAGGCAATACTATTAAGGTAGTAGAAATGAATAGAGCAAAGAGGCGGAAATTGAAAATAGGGAGGGCTAAGTAATGCCATTACTTGAAGCGAAAGCTGATATTAGAGAAATTAAACCTCAAGATGGTTACAGGAAATTTGAACGTGGTGACTGTCATTATTATTGCGATGGCGAAGAAATTATCGAGGAACAATTCTATATTAAATTGGAGGGATCATGCCAGAAGAAACCGATAAATACATAAGGATACCAGTAGCAAGCTGTGATATCACCGCCACAATAGTTATCTCAAAAGATGAGGGGATAAAGGCTCTATATTGTGGCAAGGATAAAAAGGTAGCCACCTATTTATTCCAGAAGAATAAGGGATGGACGATGGCGAAGGCTAAGAAGTGGGTTAAAGAGCATAAAGAGAAAGATTCCATTGATGATATTGCCAATGTTGAAATTATTGAATTAACGGAGGGAAACGATATGGAAAAAGATAGA